AGTTCTAGTGACTCGGCAAAGGCTGTTTCTTGATGCTTCTTGCTTAGATGCTGCAAGAGCGAGAATCCGTCATGTCTATGACACCTTTGACACCGTATGCATTCAGTTCTCTGGTGGAAAAGACTCAACTGCCATTCTCTACTTGGCCAAAGAGGTTCACGAAGAGCGAGGACTCGGACCAGTAAAAGTAATTTTTCGTGACGAGGAAATGGTCAGCCCGATGGTGTTGGACTATGTAATGAAAGTAAAGGAATATCCGTGGGTGGATATGGAGTGGTATTGCCTGCCCTATGGGGCAGAGATTTGGATTCTTGGACGCAGGGAAAGCGCACTTCTTTGGAGTGGAAAGCGCGAGCGCGAGGGTCGCCTAATGAGACCGATTCCAGAGTTCGCCATAACAGCGAAAAACTTTGGCTTGAGTCACGATGAACCGCTAAAAGAAACAATTGACTATTACACCATGCAGGGAAAGAAGGGTCGTACGGCTTTCATCACTGGGGTACGTGCCAACGAGTCAATGATTCGTTATCGGTCATGTGTTCAGAAGTTGCACGAGAATTACATCGTTACACCGTTTGGCGTCAAGAAGGGGTTGCCCCTCAAATTCGCCAAGGTCATATACGACTGGCAAACTAGTGATGTATTTAGATTCATCCTTGAATCTGGTGGAACATACTCCGAGTATTACGACTCTGCCGAAATGACTGGGTCAAACACGCGGGTAGGAATACCTCTTCACTCAATAGCTATTCGCCGCCTTGGCGATGTCGTTGCGACTGAACCAGAATTTTACGATCAGTTGGTGAGGGTGTACCCAAGAATTGATGCCCAGCGACGGCTATGGCAAGACTTTGATTCCGTCAAGGTCGTCGAGGCTTATTCACAAAACGGACTAGAGGGGGTGAGTCAGTTCATTTCAGATTTCATGATAGGTCCAACGATGCAAAATGCTGCACGGCGATATGTCTCAACCTTCAAAAAGAAAATGGCACACGACCCTAGTTCCTATCCGATTCACTCGCTGATCAGGACACTCTTACTGAGCTCGATTCACACAACTTCTGCAAATCCTGCTGGTCCAGGAACAAAAACTGGAAAAATAATTCAAGACGAAAAGGATGCCAATGAGTGATATAAAGCATATGAAACCGAGCGAACTGAATCCTGCACCATGGCGAGCAACATACATGCTTTCACCAGACTTGGCAGTCCTGGCGCGCTCAATACACAAACACGGAATACTCTCCCCGATTATTGTTAGAAAAGATGGGATGACAATTATTGACGGCCACGAACGATGCTCGCTCGTTTTGAAAAACCAGCAAATTCTTGAATCGGTGGGCGAAACTGTGCCAGTATCAATAATTGACTGCACGGAGCAAGAAGCAATGATTCTTCATATTCAGATGAATCGTGGCAGGGGTTCGGTCGTGACAAAAAGGTTGTCAGCACTTGTGCGGACACTTTATGTTTCTGGGGCTGCCACAGAGAAGGATTTGTGTTCAGCCTTCAATATGACCCTAGATGAGTTTGAAGTTCTACTAGATGGAACCATAGTGAAACACCGGGCGATCAAGGATCACATCTACTCAAGGGCCTGGGTTCCCATTGAATCAGATGTCAAATTGGCAGACGAACCCTTGATTGAGGTTCCACCAAACGGGGACAGATAGTGATAGGTGATAACATCAATATAGCAAAATCTGCATATTGGGAGACTCATGCCAAAACCACTTGTTCCGGAGCCAGGCGATGAGGATGTCAGCATTCCTCGGCGAATTGGTCGAGTTTTGGGTTTTGCCTTTGGTAAACAAAGAGGCATAAGGAATCCTGGAAGAGTTCTAGAATTCGCTAAACGTCAAACTAGAGAAGAGGTTGCCGAGCGCAGAAGAGCACGGGCACGTCGCGCCCGAGTACTAGGAAGGTAACCACCAATGACTTTGGAACGCTTCAAATTAGTAGTAGCAGCAGACCTCAAAACCTATATGGACATAAGTCTGACGAACAGACAGCTAGATGCCGCAGATATGGTGCTCGAAGGACTTCAGAGCGAAATGGAAATGTATCTAAGGCGACCCATTCAGGCCGTTGAATACGTTGAGGAGCACACCATCCCAAGCACTCATACAGGAATCCCTTCATCATCTTTTTTTACTAATTCAAATCCGTCAAACGAATCGTTCATTGGAAACACTCTTGATAACACGACATACCTTGAGCCTCCAGCTACCATTTATCTACTCAACACCCCAGTCGTTAGTGTCTCACGGGTTGTTCTCACCCCATCGGTCAGTGTGAGAACATTTGAAATTACTACAAAATCCTTGACTAGCAATGTTGCTACCTTGACAGCATCAAAGGCACACAGTTATGCCGTAGGCGATGTCGTGAAAGTTTCAAATATTGATTCAACTTTTAATGGCATTGTTACGATTACGGCAATACCAAGTTCAACACAATTTAGTTATGCAAAAACAGCAACCAATGTGGCATCGGCGTCAGTTTTACCTTTAGGAAAAGTCCTACGCAAATACACAAGAGAACTTGAAGAGACAACTGACTACATTCCCCAGAAGTACGGACTTGATGTATTCAATACATATGCCGACGACATTGTTACCGTCACCTATACGGGTGGGTTGGTAGGAGAAAATATACCAGCCTTGAAGTTGATTATTCTCAGGGCTGCGGCTAGAGAGATGCAAAATATGCACGACGATGTAGTTGGCTTGAAAGATTTGGAAACACGAAATGTTGCTCCGCTTCAGACAGGTTTTCTTGAAAGCGAACTGATGACATTGAAGAGGTATCGCAAGAATAGGATTAGTTAATGGCATCTATCAAGATAACGGTTGATGCCAAAAAAGCAATCGCACGAATGGTTGTAATGAAAAAACGTGCGAATGACATGCGACCAGTTTTATGGAGAGCAAAACAGTGGCTTCGTTTTGCCAACGAGGAGAACTTTCGTCAGGCTGGTCTTCCATCTGGTGGGTGGTCACCACTTGACCCAGAATATTCTGCTTGGAAGAACCTACGAGAACCAGGTGCTGGAACAATGATTAGAACTGGTCGCCTTTTCAGAAGCTTGACCTCGCTGGATGCCCCACCGAATAAGATAGATATTATGGAAGCAACATTTGGAACGAAGGTTGAGTATGCAAAGTTCCATCAGTATGGAACAACGAGAATGCCAAAAAGAAAAGTAGTTTACGAACCTCTCGGATTTGCTTCACGATTTGGCGAGGTTGCGGCCACCTATGTTTGTCATGGGAACACCGCGGCTGTAAGGCAGTCACTGCTGTGAGCGGATACTTGATGCATGGACCCCATTTTGCAAAGGAATACATAAACTCGTATTTGAAAGTAGAAATTCCAAAGCGACTGGTGAGATACAGGAATGGCTGGGGCATAAGCAATGCCGAACTTCCCGACCCAGAGGATTACTTTGTACATGAGCCATTGGTCTTGGATCACTGGCCAACCATTATCACTCTCGTAATATCAACCAACTCATTTGACCAAATAGGCTGGGATTCAGTTCACCCCCTATACCGAGTCAACTATTCAATGAGAACGTACGTCTGGTCTAGGACTGAGGGTTCTGAAGAAACCACAAGGATGAGAGATCGGCTGGCAGTAGTCGTCAGGTCGGCATTGCTTGATTCTCTCCACATGAATGCCGACGACGAAAGGAAAACATTCCGTGCTGAAATTGATCAGACAAGCATTCGTGAGGAATTCTCTGATTTGACCCTACTCAAAGGCAACAGAGTACTCGCTGGTGCTTATATCTCCTATAACGCCACAATTGACGAGATTGTACACCGAGAGGATATTGCTGAAGTCAGTGAGATTGAGGTTGGTTACAAGGCGAACAACCCTCCTGGGGTGGCCGTGGCATTGCCTGCCGATAACACAATTAGCAAGTTTGTCGTTGAAAGACCCTAGTGATGGTCTATTATAGTAACCTATGATTGAATACCTGACTCCAGAAAACCCAAAACCAAGTTTTCCGGATGCCGTCGTACTAGTCAATCCATCTGACCATATTCGGATTATTGATTCCGACGGTCGAAGATTGTCAGGACACTCCATGGCGGCGATGAGTTTGAAAGAGTTTCAAAAATCGTCAATTGTTGCTGGCCTTATTGCTTCTGGAAAATTGGTAGCACTGGATGTGCCCAACAAATCTGCTGAACCTGTAAAAACAGACAAAGTGGACGATCAGACCGAACAGAAGAAGAAAAACCGAACAAAACAATCAGATATAGAAACAATTACTCAATTTGTCAAATCTGATCAAATTAGTGAAATTGGGTCACTAGTTGCTGAACCTAAGCACGAAGATTGGGTATCATCTACTAACGAGATAGTCGATGAAAAAACAACCGATGAGATTTAGCGAGGTCGCACGATGCCAGGCGTAGTCATTTCCACAGCAGTTCGCACAGGTCCAGCAGTAACGCTCCTCAATCAATCGTCACAGGCATTCTTTGTGGGCATTGCCGACCGCGGACCAACAGATCGAGCCGTTCTTGTAACGAGCCTTGAAGAGTTTGAGAATACATTTGGTGACTACATCTCGTCTGCTCTTTTGCACCCAACAGTGGAAATGTTTTTTGAAGAGGGTGGCACTCAGTGTTACATCGCTCGGGTTGTTGGTTCATCAGCCACAACCGGAACACTCACCATTGCTGACGGGGATACAGGAACCACGGCTGGTGCAAACTCTGCCGCCATACTTCTCACGGCAAATGGCCCTGGTGCATGGAGTACGCGCGTAAAGGCTTCCGTAACCGATGGAACTGTAGCAAATACAAAAACAGTGCAGATTTTATTGGACAATGTTCAGATTGCTACAACTGGCAACTGCACCACAAATGCTCAAATCATCGGAAAACTCAATACACATGCTGTTGCTTCCAAGTACATTACGGCATCTGCTGGTGTTTCATCTTCACTGGTTGGCTCTCTTTCTGCTACAGCACTATCTGCAGGGGATGCAGATGCAGCCGGAATAACCGATACGCGTCTTGCTGCAGGCTTTGACTTGTTCACAGATGCACTTGGCTCTGGTGCTGTTGCATGTCCGGAATCATCCAGTTCGACCCTTTACACCAAAATGCTCGCACACGCAAACACTTACAGCAGAATTGCTCTACTTCACAGTGTTTCGGATGACACAATTGCTGAGGCAAAAACATTTGCACAAACAATCATTGCCAACGAATCAAACCTTGAACATGGCGCACTGTATTATCCTTGGGTTTACGCACCATCAAATGTTGCTGGTGTAAACAGACTTCTCCCACCGGACGGTTTTGTTGCGGCAAAACGGTCAAGAAATGTCAACACAATTGGAACCCACAGTCCATTTGCTGGAGCAACATCGACAGCACGATTTGCTGTTGGCGTGGTTACAGACATAGACCGCACGAATGGCGATGCCCTAGACGTTGAGTGCGTCAATGCAATTCGCATTATCCAGAACTCTGTGAGAGTTTATGGCGCTCGTTCGCTGTCGCAAGACACAACGAACTTCAGATACATCACCTCACAAGACACTGTCAACTCAATCGTGACAGAGGCATACAGCGCTATCGAGCCGCTGGTGTTCTCGGCTATTGACGGACGTGGTGGTTTGTTCGCCAATATTGAAGCACGACTGATTAGTGTTCTTGAAGGGTACCGAATCAATGGTGCGCTATTTGAAGCATTTGATCAGAATGGGCAAAGAGTTGATTACGGATACACCGTAAGGTGTGATGCTAAACTTAATCCAACAGCCTCACTAGCCGACGGAAAAGTAAAAGCAAAAGTCGGAATCCGAGTATCCAGTATTGGGGACCGGATCGAAGTTGAAATAATCAAGTCTGCTCTCACAGCATCCGTAACCTCGTAATCCAATCCCGGAGGAAATAAAATGGCAAAAGTAGCACAAAGACAAGTACTGGCGACAATTTCTCCCAGCACGAATAACACCAGTTTTGGTACTGGTACTGCCACGGTAACCCCTCCTAAGTTTGAGGTAGGCAATAGTCCTTTTCAGTTCGCCCAAGTATCTGGTGGCGAAATCACTGCCTCGGTAGAAAAAATCTACGAGGGAGGGAAGTCGCGTCCGACAGTGCTTTGCGCTCCAGCAGAAATCGGCGACATTACTGTTACCGCTCACTACGATGACGATGCGGCCACAGGTGGACTACAGTCAGCCATTCGCACCGTTCGGCAGTTTGTTGGTGTCGGTTTTTACGACGTAACCATTCAAACCTACAACTGTGGTTTGTCAGACAAGAAAAATGATCGCATCTACAAGGATGCCCTGCTTGTTGGACTAACAGAACCGGATGGCGACTCATCTTCTGGTGCCCCAACAACGTTTGCCCTAACATTCTCAATCAGTGACGTAAGCGTTCCAACCACGGTAGAGGCATAAACTAAATTTTAGGTTGAGGCGATACTATTATCGCCAATATTTGCTTGATTTCGTTCGTTGAGTAGTTGCGCCCATGCTGGCATCAAGAGTGCTAGTTTTCTGTTCATCGACCACTTAACCGAAAGGTAATTATGAGCAACCCACTGTACGAATCCGAAGACACCAAGGCTCCTGCTGAGACCAAGATCAAGGCAACGGCTTCGACGATCAAGGAAGATGCACGTCAGGAATCACTTCTTGACAGACTGAAAGCAACAATTGGTGAAAAGGTTCGTCGTAAGGACATCTTCATTCAAGTACCAGAGCGCGACAATGTTCTTTTGCGAATTAGTCCAAACGTTTCTCAGGCTCAAGTTAGAAAGTGGAGACGAGAAGCAGGCGAAGATTCCAAAAACGGCATGGATGCTACGAAATTTGCAACATTCGTAATCGGTCACACTGCCGAGGGCATCATCATGGGCGACAAAGAAGTTACGGATGATGAAGGTTACTCAATCACCTTTGGCTCAGACCTCATGCTCGCAATGACAAAAACCACGAAACCAGTTCCAGATGCTGTCAGAGCATTTTTTGGACTTGACCCACACGTGGAGGCGGCTGCTCTAGCAATTCTAGATGCGGCTGGGTTCGGCGACACAATCGAGCCTGCTGAGGACCCTACGATGAAGTCTTCGACGAACTAGTCGAAGAGTCAGCAATAAAAACAGCCGCAAGGCTGGGGGAACTATGGGGCACCGACCCCCTGGAATTACTTAGATGCACAGACGAAGAGTGGTTCATACGTATGGCTTGTGCTAAAGTAATAGAGCAGGATCGCGCCGCCGCAGAACGAAAAGCACAAGCCTAACGGCGGCGTTCCGTCCAATCATTTGGGGAGCCCATGGCTGACGAACGCGTCGTTATAAAAATAGAGGTCAAGTCCGATGATGGGGACATTGACCGTACCCGACGAAAACTAGAACGCCTTGCTGGTGCGCGTGATCGTGATCGCAAATCAAAAAGTAAGTCCGATGGGTTGGCATCGCGCGCTCGAAAAACCGAAGAAAAACTCGCGCAAAAGGGTCATAAATCAATGGACCATGTTTCGCGTAAGTATAAAAAGAGTTTTGATGGTTATGACAAAATGATCAAAATGACCGGCGGGATGATGATGAAATTCCTCGCTATGTCGGCAAAGGCAGTTGCTCTTGAGTTTGCAGTAATGGGCGCGGCAATGATTGGTGTTCATGCCGCTTTCGCTGCTGGGCAAATGATCATGAGGGGATATAAGAATGTAATGTCCCTAGCTGCTGGAGCCATGGCTGGTTTAGTGATTGCTGCTGGCACAGTCGCAGCCGCACTTAGAGAGCAACAAGCGGCGATGTATGCCTTTTCTGCCAAAGGTGTAGCCACTGAGTTTGGATCTGGACTCAATCAAGCAAGAATGCAGATGAGAGCGCTAACCATGGATGCTGACTTGGCATCTGTTGGCGTTGAGAACCTGGCTGCCGCTTACGGTGAGATATCAAAAAACAGCAAATTCACTAGTGCGTCAAAAGAAACCCTCAAAGGCTTAATGGACTTTGCTAGTGCTGGCATGGACATGAAGGAGGGAACCAAGGCTGCTGGTTCACTCATCGCCACACTCCAGGATACAAAAAAGAGTTATGCAGATGTTGTGAGTGCTGGAAAAAAGTTCAGTCCTCAAATGAAAAAAGCACTTGAAGAGTACGAAAAAACAAAAGGGAAAAAAGGTGGAACAAAAGAAGCACTTACTGCTGCAATAACTTCTGGCGAACTAGCAAAACTTGGTGGCGTCGATGGGCAGTTTGAGGCAGTCTCGGGCACATTGATAAACACGCTCAAAGGTCAACTGACCATGATGAAAGGACTGTTCGGCGACTTTGGTCAGCAGTTTCTTGAACCAGTAAAAAAGGAAGCTAGAGAAGTTTTTGAAATAATGCGAACTTCATTGTTCAGAATGTCGGGTGATATTGCTGATTTCGGAAAGAGTGGATTCATCGACAAGATTTCAGTCGTTGTTCAAAAGGTGGCAGATCTTTCGGTCAGACTGATACGTGATTACTTGCCAAACGCAGTAGGAATTTTTGAGCGCTTCGGTAAATTTTGGGACATGTTCAAAGACGGTTGGAACGATTTGCTTGACGGTCTGCGACCCTTGATAGATGGTGCAGAAGTTCTTGAAGATATGATCATGAATGTATTGAGGCCGATAGGAAATTACCTCAAGGACTCGTTTGGTGAATTCAATCAGTTGGTTCAAGACAATGCTATACCTCTTCAAGAATTTGGTACAAATATTGGAAACCTAATCACCAAGGTGATGGAGTATTTCGGAGAAGCAAGGAAACTCTTTTTTGAGGCACTTCCATTTATCAATAAAGTCATACAAGGCTTCACGAGTATGATTGAACTTTTTACTAGTTTCCTAGGTAAGTTCATGTCGCTCACAAAGGCTCTACCTGGCGGTATGGGTGGCGCTGGTTCCCTGATGATGCTCATCGGATTGGCTAGGGGAATGAAGAACACCAAGGGATATTTCACGAGAGCACAAAGCAGATCCGGAATTCGTGAAGTGGCAGACATGAGTGTTCGCGCAGGGGTGGTGAACATCAACGGAAAGCCAATTGCACAGTATGGAACCAGAGGCGGTGGAACAACAGGGCCGTTGACAGCAAAATCCAATGCCATCAACACGACGCCCGGATACAGGGGCGGTCCGTACATGGGTCCACCGGGAACTAGGGGTGGCGGCGGCGGCGGCGCTGGCTTTGCATCTCGTGGAGGTGGCGCTAGTCCGGTGATATCAAAAGCAGAACGAGCAAAAATGAAAGCAGATTTTGGCGGCAGCGTTCGCAGAAATAGCGGACCCAACGGTGGACACTTGATTACATCTGGCCCCAACAAAGGCAAAGAAATTCTTACCCAAAATGTTCGTGGCAAGAGTGTCCAGTACATGTACGGCGGACGCGGAACTGGACGAGAAAATTATTCACAAAAAAATCTGAATGGTATTAGTTACAAGAGTGGTGTAACGGTTGCTGGCGATCAAAGAATGAAGGGCAACACAAAAATAGTTGATGCAACAGGAAGAATCATTAACCGCAGGGAGCGATTTGCACGATATATCGGCGAGGGTCAAACCCATGGAGCATCTGGATTCAGGAGAGACGGTACTCCAAAAACAATGTTTGACAGAATGTTGGGTAAAAATACGGGTGTTGGAGGATTTGTTGGAGGAAGAGCAGATGCATATCGCGACAGGATGGTCAATAAGAGCAAATATCTAGGACCTTCTGGGCCACCGATAAATCCAAAAACGGGAAAACCTTTTACGCCATCTTCAAAAACATACAAAGCCTGGAAACTGTCGTCGAATGCTGCATACGGTCAAGGCACCTACGACCCAAATAGCATGAAGGGCAAGTATCTCAACAGTAAACTTTACAACAACTGGCTGTCGCCAACATCTGACATTGGCTCCAAAGGGGGGCCAATTCAAAGGGGTCGTATCGGCACCTTCTTGCAAAACCAAAGACTAAATTCCAGAGATGCTCGCGCTAGTCGCCTTGGTGGAGCAATATTTGGGAACGAAAGTAGAAA